ATCGGCGAACCGTAGTAGTAGAAGTTGTTGGCGTTCCAGATCCCGCCGTAGTCCTGCTGCCCGGCCAGGTAGTTGTCGTGCATCCCGACCGAGAACACCAGCGGCCGGATGGTGTCGTCGTAGGTCTCGGCGACCAGGATGCCGCCCACCGAGGGCGCGGCGGCCACGTCCGAGCGCAGGCTGAGGGTGCGCAGCTTCTCCGCGACCGTGTAGAACTTGGCGGCCAGGGTATCGGCCGAGACCGATACCCCGTCGGCGGAGTAACTGATCTCGCGCGACAGCACGGCGGCAATCGCCTCGGCACCGGCCCCGGCCGCCTGCAGCAGCGGGTTGGACAGGCCGAGGGTGGTGACGGTGGAGATCAGGAAGGTGATCTCGGAATCGTTGAGGAAGTAGGCGGTCGGGTCGGTGTCGCCGATCAGGAACCGGACGGTGTCCGATTCGGAGGCAGCCGGATCACCGGAATAGGTGAACTGGCCGGTGGACCGTCCGGTCGCGGCCAGATCGGAGCCGGGAACCGGCTTGGACACCGGGCACTCCTAACCGGTCAGGACTTCTCTTCCGTGCCAGAGTTGCCGGAACGAGCAGGGTGGTTGCCTCGCTGGTGCTGCGAGTGCTCCTGCTGGCGCTCCTGGTGCTCCTCGGACTTGTTCTTGCTCTCCCGGGTGGACTTGCGCTGGGTCTTCTTGTTCGCCCGCTCGAAGTTCTCGGCCTCCCGCTTGGACCGTCGCTCCTCGTTCTTCAGCTGGTCCGCTTCCAGTCGATCCCGGACCACGTCCATCCCGTACACGTCTTCGAGGTCCTCCGGTACCACCGGGTCGTACACGCCGTTCATCTCGGGCATCGTGTACTGCGGCATCGAGGCGGGCTGCAGCGCCGTCACCCCGGCGTCGTCCACCTCGAAGGCGTCCGAGGGGTAGCTCGGTGCCGCGCCCTCCCGGACCGCCTCGATCACGGTGGCGCCGCCCAGGTTGCGGTACTTGCCTTCCTCCGCCCGGGTGCCGGTCCGCCCGCCGGTCCGCTCTGGCTCGCGCTCGTCGTGTACGCCCACTGACTCGGTCATGATTCGTCCTTCGCTTTGCTGATCCGGATCCTCTTCGCTGGTGCTGGCGCTGCTGGTGCTGGCTGGTCGGCGACCTCACGCAACGCGCCGGTGTTGAGATAGGAGTGCAGGTTGCGCCACCCGGCGGCCTCGGGTACCTCATCACCGATCTCGGCCCAGCGGTCGGGTAGTTTCAGCCGCTTCCGAGCCACGTATCGCGTCATGACACCTCCGGCTCAGGCGATGCAGCCGCTCCAGAAGACGCCCATGTCCTTGCCGACCAGGCGCATGTCGTAGGTCAGTTCCCCCTCGACCCTATCGCTGGCGATCGGTTCCATCCGGAACGTCTTGATCCGCAGGCCCTGTGCGTTGCCTGCGAAGTAGCCGGTCCAGTTGAAGGTGTAGCCAGCGGACGGGGTCATCAGGCTGGGCGCGGACGGGGCGTAGCTCAGCAGCGCGGACTTGCCGTCGGCGATGTACTTGTAGGTCGCGGCGGCGTCCTGGGCGACGGCGTCGTTGATCTCCGGGCCGGTGGCCAGCGAGGCGTAGGCGACCAGGATCTTGTCCACCCCGAACAGGGTGGCCAGCAGGTCCTCGGTGACCACACCGCGCTGGGTGTACTTGATGCGGTCCAGGATGTCCGGGTGGTTGCGCAGCACCTGCAGCACGTAGGCGCCCAGGGTGAGCGTGTTCGGGCTGTAGCCGGTCTGCTCCCGGAACGCCACGCCCGCCTGGGTGATGTCCAGGATCGGGTCCGACCCGGACTGGTCCCACTGGGTGAACTGACCGGCGACCGGCGCGGAGACCACCCCGGTCATCGTGGTGCCCCAGACACCGGCCTTGAAGTAGACGTTGCACCAATCGATGTCACGGCGCAGCAGCAGCTGGTTGGTGACGAACAAGCTGGCGTCGCGGTCGAGGGAGAAGACCGAGTCCGCGTTGGCGCGCAGCTGGTCGTCGATGTCCTTGTGCACCGCGTAGACGTGGGCGAAGTACTGGTCCGTGGTGACCTTCCAGCCAACCCCCGGGCTCTCGGTCGACGGGGCCCGGCGCTGTACGTCGGTACGCCGCCAGTCGGACTTGGAGTACTTCCAGTACAGGTCGGACTGCTTGTTCACGCTGACCTTGGGAAAGACCCGGTCGGCGATGAAGTTCGACGAGTCCTGCATGTAGGCGATCGAGATGTTCGTCAACGGGGTGTTGACGTGCAGATCGCTCTGGGTCGGGTTGGCCATCTGAGTTCAACTCCCCTTAATCCAGCAGAACCGGGATGATGGCACCGGCAACGCCGGATTCCAGTGCGGTGCCGCGCCCGGTGCCGGTGGACAGCACGGTGGCCCCGTTGGCGTCCGGGCTGACCCGGGCCCCGGCGGTAATCGCCACCGCCCCGACCAGCGCCTTGGACACCCCGGCGAAGCCGATCGTGGAGGCGGCGCCGACCATCTGCGGCTTGTTCTGCAGGATGCCGAGCCCCCGGTCGGTGGCACCGGCGAGTCCCGCCGTGTGCTCGCCGGTGATCTTCACCCAGCAGTACTGCTTGCCGGAGTTCGGGTTCGCCGCGCCGATCGTGCCGGGCACGCCGGTGTAGATGCCGATGCTGGCGTCCGCATCCAGGGAGATGGACCGGAGGCTCTCTTCGTAGGCCATTTACTGCTCACTCCCCTTCGTCAGCGTCCGCGCCGCTCGGCGAGGTACTCGTCATAGGCGGCCGGGTTCATCTCGAAGATCTTGGCCACCGCCTGCTCCCGGGAGAACCCGGTCCCCGCCTCGACCGACTTGGAGAACAGGTCCTCGGCGTGTGCCGATACCTGCGCCAGGATGTCGGAGTTGTCGCCGCCGCCGGACTTGCCGATCTCGGAGTACGGGTCGTAGCCCTGCTCACTGGCCGCGTCCAGGCACTGGGCGAGGATCTCGCAGTCTTGCTTGCTCAACGCCTCGGTGCAGCGCTTGAGCACCGGCCCGAGTACCTCGGCCGGGACCGGCAGCGAGTACTGCTCGGCCTTGGCGATGTACTCCCGGGTCAGCCGCAGGTCACGCTCGGCCTTGGCGACCTGCTCGGCCCGCTGGGCCCGCTTGGTTGCCTTGGCGATCTCGCCGTACGCCTGGGCCACCACCTGGTCGCGGTCGGAGTCGCCGAGTGCCTTGGACAGGCTGGACAGCACGTGCTGGGTCGCCTGGTCGGCATCGGCCTCGTCGTCGGCGTCGGAGTCTTCCTCGTAGTAGCCCTCACCCGAGTCGTCCTCGCCGTCGTCGTTGTCCTCACCGCCCAGCTGCAGCGGCAGGTAGGCGTTGCCCTGGTCGTCATAGACCACGTCGTCCTCGGAGAAGGTCAGTTCATCGTTGTTGTCGGGCATCTGCTCCTCCGATGTGTCCCGTTTGGCGATCAGCATCTCGGCGTAACCGTTCGCGTCGGAGTCGACCAACGAGACCTCGTCGATGGCCATCCGGCTCAGTTTGTTCACGCGCTTCATCTCGTCACCCATTCTCGAAGCGCTGTCTTGTCACCCGTCGTTCCACCGTCCGACATCCTCGATGAACGAGCGGTGCCGGGACTCCGGGATGCCGTCCACCAGTCGCTCGCCGCCGTCGAACTCGAACCCGGCAGGGGGTGCGACCGGGTGCAACGCCTTGCCGACCCCCGGTTCGCCGAGCCGCCTGGCCTGGGCATTGATGTGCGCGCGGGCCGCCCTGGGGTTCTTGGCCCGGCCGAGCGACATCTTCGCCCGGCGCAGCGCGTCCTTGTCCGGGATCGGAAAACCGCCACCGGCCATCGCGTGCGCCTTGGGCTTGGCCCGGAACTCCTCGGAGAACTCGCGGGTCTTCTTGCCGAAGGTGTCGACATCGGCAAAGCGCTTGCTCGCGGGCTTGCGCAGACCGCTGAACGTGCCGATCTGCGACTTGGGCACATTGGTGTGGACATGCCCGGCCTTGATGCCCGCCGTGACCGCGCGCCTGGTGGCACCGGTCTGCACCCGGTGGACACCGACATCGGCACCACCCAAGGCACCCGGTGCGGCACCGCCGACGGCACCGGCGAGCGCACCGAGCGGACTGTGCAGTCGGGCCGCGCCGTAGGCGGCACCGAGCGTGGCACCGGCCCCGGTGCCGATCGCGGCACTGTGTCCGATCGTGCGGCGGTTGGCCGAACTGGACGGCCCGCGCCGAATCGCCGACTCCCGGCGGATGCCCCGAACGACCGCCTTCTTGCCCTGCGGCCCGGCGAAGGCCAGCCCCTGGGACCTGAAACTGCGGTTCGGGCTGTAGTCCTGGGCCGCCTTGCCGATCTGCGCGGCGAAGGCGGCGGGCAGCTTCTTCTTCGGCTTGTGGCCCTTGCGCGGCGGGAACCTCGGGCCGTCGTCGGCGTCGTCACGGTCGGGCCGCTTCTTCGTCGGCTTCTTCTCGGGCTCGTCGTTGCCATCGAAGGTGTGCGCGCCGATGTGCTTGAGGAAGTCCGGGTGGAAGCGACCGGCGTGCTTCTTCTGGGCAGCCTTGGCCGACGGCGCGTTGGGGCTGAAGTGATGCCTGCCCGCGTGCTGCTTGAACGCCTCCGGGATCTCACCCTTGCTGACGCCAGTACCTGTGCTGACGCCAGTACCTGTGCTCACGCCAGTACCTGTGCTGACGCCCAGGTCGGAACGGTCCACCCCGAATGCGTCGATCATGACTGCGGCTTCAGGTAGCCCTTGCGCTGGGCCGAGGCGGTGCCCAGTGCCGAGCCGGTGAGAGCGCCCAGCGAACTGAGGCCCGGCGCCCGGCCCCGGGTGGCCAGCGTGGTGACCGCGCTACCGGCCAGGCCGCCGCCGACCTCGTGCCCGAACGCCTTCAGCTTCGAGCCCTTCTTGCCCGCCACCAGCGAGTGCACGCCGGGCACCGTCGAGCCGAGTGCCACCCGCCCGACCGATGGCTTGGGCGTAGTCGGCTGCGGCGGCAGCTGCTTGCTGACGACCGCCAGATCGGGCCGTTGCACTCCGAATGCGTCGATCATGGTCTCTGCCTTTCCGATCGTGGAGCGGGTGAAGCCCTTGGCCGGTCTGGTGTTGGTCCGGTAGACGTGCTTGGCGCCGCCGAGCCGCGCCGGTTTCAGGTTGCGGTTGCGGGTGTTGTTCGGGGTCAGGATCCGCTTCGGCGTCGGCATGGCGTTGACACCACCGGCGATGCCCCCCAGTGCGGTGGCGCTGGCCGCGTGCTTCAACTGGTTGCCCGCCGCCAGCGCGTGCTCGGCGGTTTCCCCGGCAGCCATCGCGGTGGACGCCATCCGGCCCGAGCGCAGCGCCAGCAGCGCCGGGATGGCGGCACCGGCGGTGAGCCCGGCCGCGACCTGGTGCTGATGGCGCTGGTAGCGCTGGGTCGGGGTCTCGTAGGACGCCTTGGCGATGTGCCGGTAGGCCAGCGCACCGCCACCGGCCAGCGCTGCCGTTCCGGCCGCCGCCGCATAGGTGCGCTTGCGGGACAGCACCGGGCGGTAGCTGCTGGTCAGGTGCCCGATCGGACGGTCGGCAAGGTTCGGGCCGCCGGGATAGATGTTGGTCTTCACGGCCCGGTACGAACCGGCCAGCTTGGCTGGCCGACTGAGCGACCGGCGGCTCAGTTCACGGTTTGCTTCCTTGGCGGGATGAGTGGCACTCCAGCCCTCGGGATGACCGGCGGTGACCGGGATGTTGTCGCGGATCTGGCTGAGGTGCACTTCCTCCTTGCGGCCGATCTTGTGCACGCGCTCCGGCAGCTTGCCGAAGCCGCCCTTCTTCTTCTTGGTCGCCTGGTCCCATTCGCTGGCGTACTGCGGTAATCGGGCGTGGAAGTAACGCTGCTGTGCCTTGGACCGGTACGGCATGTCACCTCCATTCCCCGAGGGCGGGCCCGCCCGACCTGGCATGGACGGGCCCGCGCTCAGATCAGATCGACGCTAACTCTGGTGGGGAGTGACGACGGGTTCGTCGCCACCGCTGGTGCTGCTGGGCAGCCAGCACCACGCCGGTCCGCCCTGGAACATCCCGATCACCCAGTCGCCGGGCTGCTGGGACTGCGGCGGTTCCTTGGGCTCGTAGCTCGGCAGGTCGTGACCGGCGTAGAACGTGGGCACCGCGAACGCCCGCACCACCGCGTCACCCTGCTGCAGCCAGGTCCAGACGCCACGGTTCAGGTCCGGCAGTTCGGGATGGCCGGGCAACTGGTCCGGGTCGATGCTCGGGTAGCTCTCCGGCGGATCCGGCCAGACCACCGGCGGGTAGTAGATCGGGTGTTCGGGCGTTCCGGTGGCCGGTGGCGGCAGCACGATCGGATGCGCGGGCGCACCGGGACCGGGCCAGACGCTTGGTGGTACCGGAAGTCCCTGGTCCGGTCGACCGGGTCCGGGCCAGACACTCGGCGGCGGACCACCGGGTGCGATGGGATGTGCCGGGTAACCGGGTCCCGGCCAGACACCGGGCGGAACAGGCAGTCCCTGATCCGGGTAACCCGGTCCGGGCCACACGCTCGGTGGAACGGGAAGTCCCTGATCGGGCCGTCCTGGTCCCGGCCAGACGGACGGCGGTGGTCCGCCCGGTGCGATCGGGTGGGCTGGATAGCCAGGTCCGGGCCAAACGCTCGGCGGTACCGGCAATCCCTGATCCGGCCGTTCCGGACCGGGCCAGATGCCGGGTGGTTGACCACCCGGTGCAATCGGGTGCGTCGGAGCACCAGGTCCGGGCCAGACGCCGGGTGGCGGTCCGCCGGGAGCAATCGGGTGGCTGGGCCAGCCGGGTACGCCGTAGCCGGGATCGACCGGCTGACCGCCGCCCGGTCCTGGCGGTCGGTCGTCATCGACCCAACCGAACACCTTGACGATTTGCCAGGTCACTGTGCTGCCTCCTTCTGGTAGGCGTCGGGCACCGGATCAGTCATCGACCAGGACCTCCTGGCGGATGCCGGTGCCGTGGATGGAGAACTTGCGCTTGCGGCCGGTCTTCACGTCCGACCACAGATCTGGGTCGTGCACCTGCATCCCGATCCACCAGCCCTGCGGCACGGTGTCGGGCAGGCCCATCTTGGCGATCTTCTCCGGGGTCAGCACGAAGGACTCGATCATCTCGGCCTTGGCCAGCACGCCGCCGTCGTCGGAACGCTGGTGCATGTCGCCGCCCTTGCGGCTGTGCAGCACGTAGTCGTAGGCGGCTTCCTCGATGTCGTCGATGTCGATCAGGTCGTTCTGCTTGTCGATGTGGTCGCGGCCGTTGATCTTGACCACGCTGCACCAGCCGAAGCACTGCTGCTTGTCCTCGTTCAGCTTGGAGATCTCACCGCCGAACTCGATCTCCGGTACGTCGGCAGCGACCGGTTCCGGTACGTCGTCGACCTTCTTGACGTTCTTCTTCTGGGTGCTGCCACCGGCCTTGCGACCGGCACCGGACTTGGCTGGCTTGGGGATCTGCGTCTGAGTCGCAGGCAGCTTGGGCTGATCCAGCGTCACCGGCGGCGGTGCCTTGAGCATGACCAACTTGGTCGGTGCCTGCATCGCGGTGCTGCCGAAGTCCTGCTTGGCCAGATCGCTCAGCACCGCCTTGGCCAGATCCAGCGCCTCGGACTTGGAGACCAGGCCCTGGCGATGAGCGTCGATGATCAACGCCTGAGCCTGATCCCACGCCTTAGCCATGTGGATGGCCGGAGACTTGGGAACTGCTGGTTGCTTCTGGTTGTGCAGCACGTGGGTGGCAACTGCTTCGCCAGCGAGGTTGGCGGTGTGCAACGCGGTCGCGCCGAGCAGCAGACCGGCGCTGATGCGCGGGTTGTCACGCGCGACACCGACACCGGCCTTGAGTGCACCGACACCGGTCTTGACGGCACTCTCGGTCTTGGGCAGATCGGTGATCACATTCGGCTTGGCGAAGCTGCGCACCGTCT